CTAATTCCTTGTAGTAGTCGGTTTGTTTGAGTAACTCTCGTAATACGGACCAGGCAGCCAACAACCATTCCTGTCCCATACGCTGATCGTAACTACTAAAATCACCACATATGAAGTGTGTGCTCCAACCGTCAGGAACAAGATGTTCCATGAGTTTGGCCCACTCTTTACTGAAGCAATTAGTTCCGACTGCAATGCCTGTGTGTAACCCGAATTCCTGTATCAAAGAAACCAAAGCTAAGTAGTACTTGCGCACAACGAAGGTGGTCTCGACGTTCACTGCCTGAAAAACACGAATCTTGCCGTACTTGCTCTTGCGTATTGCTGCACGACACGTTTCGCGATTCTCTAACTCTCTCTCCAATTCTTCTGGTAAATCTGTCTTCTCGCATGAGACTGGCTCGTCTTTGTATGTTGCAGTAAAAATGACTCCTGGACGAATTCCACTGCGTGCTCTATTTTCCAGAGCAGCAATGCGTTCGCGGATTGATTCTGGGATGTCATATTTGTGAGGGTCTCGAGATCGTAACGTAAAGAGTTCCTTCTTGGTGCCTTTGTGGGGGAATCCCGCACTACTTCTCATATTCATTGATTTGACGAATTTCGCACCATCAATGCCGTTGACTGTCTCATCTTCTGTTAAGGGACGAATTTCACGCAAGCGATTTACGAACTCAGGGTTAGACATGTAATGCTTAAACACTTTCTCACTCAAAGCCCGCACACCGGTAGTCTCCAAACATTCCTTCACATCAGTCGCCACGTCACAAAATCTAAACTTTGGAATCCAACCAAAACGTGTCAAGGATGGTGGCGTGAACTTGCCTAGGACGGTGAGCGGTACGTTGAAATCGATACTGCGTGGGCATAAGGGTAAAATTCGCTTGTTTGCCCACCAAGTAATGAATCGGCTAATGATGAAATTTGTGTCTCTATTCGATCGCTGCACATGTGAACCAAGATTTCCAAGCACAGTAGGTTCAGTACCGGCATCATCGCCCATGTAAGCCAACGGGCATTTCTTATGGTGGCCTGGTAGGACACTCTTGCCCTGTGCATTCAAATCACTCATCAATTGGGAATCGTCGTCCAATATCTTCCTATAGCGCCTAACGTTCTGCAGCAAACCCATCACATCATCTGCACTGACTGGTAAAACACCTGCTGTCGTTCCGGACCCTGCAATATGTATTCCTAATATTGCGCATTTTCCTCGATGTGCGCTATACATCACAGACCCGCAATC